AAATCGCCAATCAAATGGACTTTTAAGAGAACAAAAATGAAAGATACCTACGTTGAAGGCATTGCCAAATCTCATCTTGACGATGAAATTACTCGCATAGCAAAAAAGGCTCAGCGCCGCGAACTCGGCGGAAAGGAAATGGTTACCGCAATTCAAAATGAAGACGGAACTATTTATCGTGTCATATGCATTGAAGGAATGGGTGCATATATTTACTTGGCAATGGAAATTACGGGCATCGGTCTTGTTGATTTGCATGCTGAAAATCTTAATCCTGGTAAATACGATTCACTGTTCACTTTTAAATAATTAATCACTGGCGGCTTTGCGCCGCCATTATTCAGCCATGTTTAAATTTGTATTTTTCAATATATCTTTCGGTTCTTGCCTGGCTTTCTGCGCCGTATGAGCCCCCCCCGAATCGCTCATTTTCTGGACCACGCATAGCAATTATTTCAGATGCGCACTTACCTTTACCGGCTGCAACCCCAACCGAGCGGGCTACAGTGATTTTGGTAATGTCGAAGGCGCGATAAATACTGCGAGTAAAAAGTGTGTCGCTATTCGATAAAATGACGGGGTTACTTTCGGAAATACCCAGCAGATAGCAGGCCAGCGAGTGCTGGTCATCTTCACTAAAGACGCCTGTATGATATTCGGTGAATGTGCCGTGATATGGAGGATCGCAATAAACAACATCACCAGCCTTCACCATGCTAAGTGTCTCCTGATAACGCGCGCAAATGAACGTCGTGCGCTGCGCCTTCTCAGCAAACATTTCGATTTCATAGAGCGGGTAATAAGGTTTTGCGTAATGTCCGAAAGGAATATTAAATTCGCCCTTAAGGTTGTAGCGACAAACTCCGCGATATCCATGGCGGTTCAGATAAAGGAAATGCGCCGCGCGCTCCAGCAAGGGCATTGATGCATTTTCATTAAATTCTTTGCGCACACGGTAATAACTTTCTTCCGTCGTGTTTTGGCTGAATAAAGCCATCGCCACCACGATAAACGGGCGCGTGTGCTCTTTAATCTGGCGGTACATGTTGATCAGGTCGGGATTAATATCAGCGACCAGATATTCGGGGTAGTCGGTATTCATCATAACCGCGCAAGAACCAGCGAACGGCTCAACAAGGCGATTACCAGCAGGAAGATGAGCCGACAGCTCAGCCATTACACGGACTTTACTTCCCGGCCATTTCAGAATGGTGTTCATAACGCAGCCCCTTTGTAATGAGCGCTTTTAAGTTCGCTTAATTCCTTACATGTCACGCAGACAGAAACGCCCGGCAGCGCTCGGCGGCGCGCCTCCGGTAGCTCTTCGCCGCATGAAAGACAGAAAAATTCACTTGCCCCTATTGGGCGATTAATAGCGTTTGCCACGTTGCGCGCAAGCTCTTCCTGCACACGTTGCTGCACCAGATCCATTGAGTCGGCCATTAGTGCAACTCCTGTGCTTGGTGTTGAATTTTTACGGACTCATCGCGCAGCAATTCAGCGGCTTCTACATGATTCAGTTCACCGCTACTGATTTTCCAAGCGAGAACATTCAACCTTGATGCCATTAACTCGGCCCGGTTACGGCGCTCATCCAAACGTACGTCGCGAAGCATTACATCGAGAGGTTGCTCATAGAATTCATTAATTTCTTTGGTTTTATTCAGTTCCATATACTTTCCTTATTGAAGGCAAAAGAATGCCAGGCGGGTTTACGCCATTAATTTTTTTGAGTTTTATTTACTCAGGTAAAAAACAGTCAGCAGTTGAAAATCGGCCAGGCAATATTCGGCCCCAGCGTGCAACTTTATTCATTGCGATGATTATTAACTCGCGGCGGCGCTCATCGAAATATTCAAAAGGCTTACCGATTTCTTCCGGTTTAAATGTCTTCGGATTTTCACGATTAGCCAAGGTCATTACGCAGAACTTAAATTCATCATTCTGATTGTTGAAATAACGCAGTGCCGGGTTTGCGTTGTTATCACGCATCTGACGCCACTTTTTGCGAAATTCATCAAACGTCATTGGCTGAAGCTTATCAACACGTGCGCCCATCAAATGAATTTTGGAAAAACTGGCGGCTTCGTGTTGCTTAGGTACTTCCCATAAAACTCGCGGCATATTAACCACCAATAAGTTTACGCAAGCGGATTAACAATCCGGCGCGTTTTGATGTTAGATCACGCAACAGAGATTTCTGGTCAGCACATGGATGCCAGCGCTTGCCGTTCTCGCCCATAATCCAGCCGTTGCCATATGACATGGACGGGCTTTGGCGCTTGAGGTGGGCTGCAAATGAAATCATCGCGCGCCCCTCAGTTCAAACCAACTGAAGCGCTTAGGCCGCTGATTGCATCAACGGTAGACGCCAAAGTGGGGTTGGAATGAATACGGCTTTGCACTGCTATTGCGGCCAGCATCAGGCAGCGAATGCCAGTATTGGCCGCTTCGACAACACCACGGCGGCAGGTGGCTGTGATTTTCTCAGCGCTTGCCGCTTTAGCTGCCAACATGCCAACCTCGGCAGTCGCTTTCAGCACGTATGCTGAATATTTCTCGTCTGCTACTTCATTCACCGGCACACATGGAAGACATTGCAGTTGTGCTAACGCTCCATCTATCAACGTCGCGTCTTCTGTCAGATCAGTCAGCAGAAGCATTTCGGCCACAGTGAGTTGATGCACTTGATCGGGATTCAACTTATTACGCAAAGCCTGAACTTTCATATCGGCTTGCTGAGCCAGTTCTGCCATGTTGTGCGTTAGAGCGAACTTGCGGCAGGCTTCGTCAAAGTGGCTATGGGTGGAAACCTTAAAATCAAACATGATTAGTCCTTGTCTAATATCTAAGATTTATTACGCATTAAGCGAAATATCACATTCGCTCAGCGCTTGAATTGTTAGTGCGGCCATGTTGATTTCGATTAAGCCTTTTTTCTGAGTCCCCTTAGGCTTAATGGGCAACTTTCCGTATTCAATCAGGTTTTTAGCTGTTTCATACTTTGTGCCAGTGCGTCGGCAATATTCTTCTAGCGGGAGATAAGGCTCAGGGATGACGATTGTAATGCTAGGTCGCATGATGCAAACTCCATTAGGTTTACCGATAGGTCAATATCGGTCAATGTAGGTCAATATGTTCACTTAAGCTAACTAGATGGAGACTATACCTCCATAAATGGAGAGTCAAGCTACATGAGTTCACATCTAAATTTTTCTTTCCCGTCTTCAAGCGCTGAAGCCCTCGATAGGGTTGTCGAAGCCTACGGATTCAACTTAAAAGTTGAACTCGCGGAACACCTTGGCATAGCTTCCAGCAGCCTGTCTTCGCGCTATAAACGTGAGGTTTTTCCAGCTGATATCGTACTTCAGTGCTCGATAGAAACCGGCGCCAACATTGAATGGTTAATTTCAGGAAAAGGTGAGAGCTTCGGAAAAAGCGCACCGATGGGCAGCAGCATAGATAGACTAAAGCTAATTGATGGCCGACTTGAGGATGCAGGCAGTCTAATTTTTGATTTTTCTTTGCTTAATGATGATGTGGCTAGCGACCAAAATTTGGTTAGTGTTAAAGATAAAGACGTGAACTACATAGTTGCGCGTGGATTGGATGAGATTCAGGACGGGCACTGGTTAGTGGAGATCGAAGGAAAAGCCGGTTTTCGCTCCCTTACGCGAATCCCTATTAGAAAATTACGCGTAGGCTCAGGTGAAACAAGCTTTGAATGCGGAATTGATGACATCAAAGCAATTGGTAAAGTCGTTCTGACAATAAGTTGATATGACGGTACGAAAACTCCCCACAGGCCAATGGGTCGCTGACTTCTACTCTGTTAACCGGAGTGATGGAAAGGAAGGAAAGCGAGTCCGAAAAAAATTCGCCACCAAAGGCGAAGCTTTGGCATTCGAAAATTACACTCTTCAAACGATAGAGGACTCACCTTGGCTTGGTGATGGAAAAGATCGCCGCCGCTTAGCTGATTTGGTTCATTTGTGGTTTGACCGACACGGCATCACATTGTCTGATGGTGAAAAGCGCAAAAGCACTATGCTATGGGCTGCCGAGTGTATGGGCTCTCCTTTAGCTACAGAATTCAGTGCGCCACTATTTACTGCTTACAGAGCAAAGCGCCTTAAAGGGGAGTTTGCTCGTACCAAGCGTATTGCTCAAGTCTCTCCTCGTACCATGAATCTTGAACACGCCTACTTTCTGGCCGTTTTTAATGAGCTTAAAAGGCTGGGTGAATGGTCTCCACCCAACCCACTCGAAAACGTGCGCCAGTTTCGCATTGATGAAAGTGAGATGTCTTATCTGACTGATGAGCAGATAGATCGACTATTGGAAGAATGCCGAAACAGTAGCGCTAAAGATTTAGAAGCGATTGTGAAAGTGTGTTTATCCACCGGTGCGCGTTGGGGTGAGGCTGAGACTCTGAAACGCTCGCAGATCACGCCGGGTAAAATTACCTTCATTAAAACCAAAGGTAAACGTAACAGAACCATACCCGTTGATGCAGCCCTGCTTGAACAGTTACCAAAGAAAACAGGCGCAATTTTCACACCTTGTTACTACGCTTTCCGAAATGCTTTGGAGCGCGCTGAAATTGAATTACCTCCCGGACAACTGACGCATGTTTTACGCCATACCTTCGCCAGCCACTTTATGATGAATGGTGGCAACATTCTCGTACTGCAAAAAATCCTCGGGCACACCGACATAAAAATGACAATGCGGTACGCACACTTCGCTCCGAACCACCTGGAAGAGGCGATCAACTTAAACCCATTAAAGTGTCGCAAAAGTGTCGCATGAGGTTAGGATTATTGACCTATATTGCCCGATATTGATTTTATAACCCATTGATTATTATCTAAGTCATTGATTATCGGTTGGCTGTTATGGTTCTCATAATCGCTTGGTCGCTGGTTCAAACCCAGCAGGGGCCACCAAATTTAGCGATGAAAATCATGCAGTTAAGCCACCTTTTGAGGTGGCTTTTTGTTTGTCATTCATAGTGG